ACAATCAGAAGTTGATAATGAAACAGACCCACCTACAGTTGTTGCTCGTGCAGCCACTTTCCCTTTATTAGTTCATGAATTAGTTAAAGGTGTTTATGAAGTATTTGGAACTCACGGATTACCGGATGACCCAAGACAAGCTGAAATGGTTATGGGAGCTGAAGATACTTTACCCGCAGAAATTTGGGATTCTAGATTAGGACCTATCTTTTGGGAAAAATTTACAGATGCTTATCCTGATAAATTATTTGATGAGGATAAAAAATATTTACAACATTATCTTTTCGTTAGATTCTCAAGACTTAATGCCGCTGAATTTATGAAAATCACAAAATTAATCTTAAAAGGTGACCCACAAGGAAGTGAATTTATTGATAGAATGGTTACTGAAATCATTGAGGATTTGAAAAAAGAAGAATATGAAGATAAAGATAATGATGATTACGATGATGATGACTTAGATGATATTGATTTATCTGCTCTTGGTTTCTAAAAAATTAAAATTACATTATGGCAAACCTAACAAAAGAACAAGTATTAATTGAATATGTTAAATGTCATAAAGATATTGAATACGCGTTAAGAACTTATTTACAAACATACGATAATACAGTATCAAAATACGTTCCTTTAGAATTATATCCAGACCAGTTATCCTTACTTCAGGATTATGAGGATTATAATGAAAATATTGCATTGAAATACAGACAAGCGGGGGTATCAACAGTTACCGCCGCTTGGGCTTCAATGAAACTATCCTTCGCAAAAAAAACAAAACCTGAAAAAGTACTTATTATTGCCAACAAATTAGATACATCTTTAGAGATGGCTAATAAAATTAGAGCGTTCGTTGCTCAATGGCCTAGTTGGGTGGGTATTGACTTTTCAGTAGAAAAAAATTCACAAAAACATTATAAATTAAACAATGGTAGCGAGGTTAAAGCCGTAGCAACATCCAAGGATGCACTGCGTGGTTTTACCCCCACTATACTTGTATTTGACGAGGCTGCGTTTATTGACGCCGACAGTGACTTTTGGGCTGCGTGTATGGCGTCCCTTTCTACTGGGGGTAAAGTAATAGTTGTTTCAACTCCCAATGGATTTGACCCTATTTATTACGAAATATACGACCAAGCATTACGAGGAATGAATGACTTTAAGATATCAGAGATGTTTTGGTATCGTGACCCTCGTTATACTAAAGATTTATATTTGGTTAAAACTCATGATGCGATTCATTATCTTTTAAATAAAGAGGAGTATAATAAAAATGAGATTATTAGTTGGGCACATATACCAGCAGACCAAAGGGATTATGTGGAATTAAAATCAATGATGGATAATGGTTATAAACCATGTTCAAGTTGGTTTGAGAGTATGGTTAAGAAATTAAAATATGATAAACGAAAAGTATCACAAGAGTTAGAATGTAACTTTTTAGGTTCTGGAGATAACGTATTTGATTCTAACTTAATGCAGAACATTCACGAGAATATGATAACTAATCCCCCAAATAAAATGATGGCTAACTCATTATGGATTTGGAAAGAACCGGTTATTGGTCACAAATACATTATGGGTGTGGATGTCAGTCGTGGAGATAGTGAGGATTTTAGTTCTTTTCAGATAATTGATTTTGATGAAAGAGAACAAGTTGCGGAATATGTTGGGAAAGTCCCCCCTGATGTTATGGCGGAGATTGCGTATAAGTGGGCTAATATGTATTCAGCTTATGTGGTTATAGATATTACTGGGGGTATGGGTGTCTCAACTGCGAGAAAGATGCAGGAGATGGGTTATAAGGATTTATATATTGATGGTGTTGATACCACTAATAAATGGGCTTACAATCCTAAATCAGCTGAAAAAATCCCTGGAATTAATTTTAACAATAAAAGGGTTCAGATTATTGCGTCATACGAAGAAGTGTTGCGTCATAAGTTCAGAATATATAGTTCAAGACTATATAATGAAATGAATTCCTTTATATATATTAATGGTCGTCCTGACCACCAAAGAGGTCACCATGACGATTTAATTATGTCAATCGCAATGGCAACATATGTTGCGGAATCATCATTTAGTAATTTAACTAAAGTTACTGAACATACAAAAGCGATGATTGATTCATGGTCAGTTAATAACAATACTGATATGAATAAAACTTTAGATTTTAATCCGGTATTACCTAATTACAATAACAACCCAAATCAATATGGAGCTGGTCAAGTTGCCAAAGATGATTATTCCAAATACGGGTGGTTATTCGGTGGTATGAGATAAAAACAATTTCTATTCCATATAAGTAACTATTTATATGGATAGAAATTTATTTATATTAAGAATATGGAAAATAATCAAAATAATCAAAACGATTTAACGGTTTGGCAGAGGTTATCTAGAGCCTTTGGGCCTAATTCATTATTGAATCAGGATTATCCAACTTATAAGTTAGATAAAAAAGAATTGTTAAAAACAACTTCTAAAGCTGAATATGAGAAGGAAAAATTACAAGCTCAACAAACTTATTACTTAGGTAATCAATGGACTAAAATTGAGAGTAACTTATATACTCAAGCGGTTTATTATGAACCAACCAGGTTAGCATCATTTTATGATTACGAAAGTATGGAATATACCCCGGAGATATCTGCGGCGTTAGACATCTATGGTGAAGAATCAACAACTGTTGACCAAAACGGTTATATGTTACAAGTATATTCTGAATCAAAACGTATCAAATCAATCTTAACGGATTTATTCAACAACGCTTTAGATATTAACACAAATTTACCTATGTGGACAAGAAATACTTGTAAATATGGGGATAATTTTGTTTATCTAAAATTAGATGGTGAAAAAGGTATTGTTGGTGCAATGCAGTTACCAAATATTGAAATAGAACGATTAGAAAGAGGTATGGCTGCTAAATCTGCTAACGTGGAGGAATTACCTGAAAATAGAGGATTAAGGTTCAAGTGGAAATCTAAAGATATGGAATTCAACACTTGGGAGATTGCTCACTTTAGATTATTAGGTGATGACAGAAAACTACCTTACGGTACTTCTATGTTAGAGAAAGCAAGAAGAATTTGGAAACAATTATTACTATCTGAAGATGCGATGTTAATTTATAGAACATCAAGAGCACCTGAGAGAAGGGTATTTAAAGTTTTCGTTGGTAATATGGACGATAAAGATGTTGAACCATATGTACAACGTGTTGCGAATAAATTCAAAAGAAGTCAAGTTGTTGATTCAAGTTCAGGAAATGTTGATATGAGATTTAATCAAATGGCTGTTGACCAAGATTATTTTATCCCTGTTCGTGACCAAGCCGCAGCTTCACCTATTGAGACTTTAGCTGGTGCTCAAAACTTATCAGAAATTGCGGATATTGAGTATATCCAAAAGAAATTATTAACAGCTCTTAGAGTTCCTAAAGCGTTTTTAGGTTTTGAAGAAACTGTTGGTGGTGGTAAAGATTTATCTTTAATGGATATTCGTTTCGCAAGAACAATTAATAGAATACAAAAATGTATGATTGCTGAATTAAACAAAATCGCAATTATTCATTTATTCTTATTAGGTTTTGAGGATGAGTTATCTAATTTCACATTAGGATTAACTAACCCATCAAGTCAAGCGGATTTATTGAAAATGGATATATTCAAGGAAAAATTGTTAGCTTATAAAGATGCTGTAGCACCTATTGAAGGTATTGCTCCGGTATCTGTATCTTGGGCTAAAAAACATATCCTAGGGTTTTCTGATGAAGAAATCAAACTTGATTTACAACAACAACGTATTGAGAAAGCCGCAGGTGCTGAATTAACTAATACCGCAACAGTTATTACTCATACAGGTATCTTTGACAATATTGATAAGTTATATGGTAATAAACCTGGAGCTCCACAAGCTGCCGGTGCTACACCACCAGCAGAACCTGGTAGTGAATCAGGTGGAGGAGATTTTGGTGCGTTAGGTGGAGCCCCTGAGATGGGTGGTGAAGAATTAGGTGGGGGAATACCTCCAGGTCCTGAGGTAGGTGGTGAAGCTGGAGTAACACCAGAATCATTTAAGAAAACCAACCATAACATTTTATTAGAAAATGAAGGGTTATTTAATGACGATTCTTACATCAATTTATCTAAAGGTGAAAATTATTTGGGAGAAATTGAACACCAATTGGATAAACTTCTGAATGATTAGATATTTATATATAAAAACGTAAAATGATAAAGTTCGGTATATTAAAATCAAAAGTAGAAAATGTGTTATTAGAATCATATAAAAATGATACATTCAAAACAGAAATACAAAATTTTAAAAAATTAGTATTAGAAAATAAAAACATTAATAAAATGTTTTATCTTTACGATGATTTATCATCTGATAAAGGATTAAACGAATCTGTCATTAATGATTATATTAATGAATGTATTACAATTTATGAAAATACTATCAATAAAATTAAACAATCCGATATTGATAATATCAAGAAATGGGTTGGTAATACCAAAGCAGAAAATATTTACGAAAGTATAGATAACTTATTCTCAACAGATATTTTAACAATTGAGTCAAGAATTAATTCTAAAAAACTTATTTCTGAATCATTAAAAAAACAACCAAAAAAAGTTCAGGAAACTGTTAATGTATCATTAACTTCTATGGTTAATATCGCTAATAAAACTATCAATAATTATATTGAGAATTTAGAAGAAAACGATAAAAAAGAATTGACTACTTTATTATCTACTAGTGATGAAGAATTAAAAACTTCTTACGAAACTATTAAAGAAAATGTTATTAGTAAATTAACACAAATGAAACTTAATGAATCTGATTCAACAACTAAAGAGACTATTAACGAAACTATCTCTAAGGTAAGTTCAGAAAAATACGACAAATTAACTTATTTTAAACTTAAAAGTTTAAACGAAAATTTATAAATCAACCTATAAGTTGATAATCAAACCCCTCCGATAACGAGGGGTTTTTTATTACCCATAACTTTTTTTGACTAATGACATATTTTCACTTACTTTTTTATAAAATAAACTAAAAATATATACATTAATGAAAAAAGGAAAAACATCACAGATTGATGGATTTGATAATGCAAAGATAATCTATGGGACGGTGGATTCCGTTAATTTAAAATCAATTTATTTAAACATTCAGACCTGGGTAGAACCTATAATAGAATTAGAAGATTGGAATAGAGTTGTATTAAACCTAAGTAGAGATGTTAAACATTCTATTTATGAAACTATGAATCAAGAAGTTTTCAACAATACATTTATTGTTGATTTAGATTTGAGGTCAAGTGGATTATCCCAATTAAAAAAATCATTTATGAATTTAGAAATTAATTTTTATTTAAACCAAGAAAATTTGGAATTTAAAGACGATAGTATTAAAAATACATTACATAAAATAACCTCGGAAATCTTCAATAGAAATTTTAATAAGAATAAATATTTCAATTTTTATTTAACTAAAACTACTAAAATCTATGATGATGAGGTAGAATTACAAAGTTCTTAATATTTATTAAGAAAAACCTTTGTTATGAGTAATATAGAAGTTAACAAAACTAATGTCCTAAATAAAAAATTAATCCTTATTGAATACGATGCGGGTTATATTTCACCAAATGATGAACATAATTCAAAAATAATTAGAGAGTCTAAAGATATGTTAGATTACTCAAAACCTTTTGAGTTTTATGCAGTATTACAAAAATATGATACACCTAATAGAAATGGTAGAGTATACCCTAAAAGACTATTAGAAAGAGAAGCTCAGAATTATAGAAAAATGATTGAGAAAGGAACTGCGTTATCAGAATTAAACCATCCTGAATCATCATTAATTGACTTAGATAGAGTATCACATTTAATTACTGATGTATGGTGGGAAGGTCCTGCGTTAATTGGTAAAATAAAACTATTAACAACACCAGGTTACCACGAAAGAGGTATCGTATCATCTAAAGGTGATTTGGCCGCCAATTATTTAAGACAAGGTGTTACTTTAGGTATCTCATCAAGAGGTGTAGGTTCACTTAAAAAAGTGGGTGAACAAAATGAAGTTCAAGATGATTTTGAATTAATTTGTTTTGACTTAGTATCATCACCATCAACACCGGGTGCTTATCTTTATCAAAACGAAGGTGATAGACATAAGTATGATGAAAATCTTGAAGAAGATAGAAAAATTAATGTTGACAGACAAATTGGTTCAAATGGAAATAAATCACTTGACTTAATGAAAAAATTAAACGATTATTTAGGAAACAAATAAATAATATAAAATATGGACGAAAAGTACTTTGTTGCAAAAATCGCAATTGATTCTATTGATAACGAATCAGGTAAATTAAAAAAACTTAGAGAAGAAAAATTAGTTAGAGGTTATAATCCAACTGATGTTGAATCTAAAGTAACCAAAATCTATGAAAACTATAACCTTGCTTGGAGAATTACAGGGATTGTTGAAAGTAAAATTGATGAGGTTATAGAATAACAAAAAAATAATTAATTAAAAAGAGGACTTAATCGTCCTCTTTTTTTTTGTCCAAAATAAAAAATATTTAGTTTTTATATGAAAAAACAGAGATTTTCCAATCTTTTCGTTTTTTAATGATATTTATAATTAATAAAATCTTTTATCATAATAGTCTTATTAAAGACTTTTCGTAAAAAGATGATATTTATCTAATAAAATAATAAAACAACAAATGGCAAAAGAAAAATCTTTAGTTGAGGACGCAATCATCCAAATGAGAAATTTGGAAGAAGCTGTTGCGGAAAATGCAAAAGGAATACTTGCTTCTACTATGAAGGAAGAAATCAAAGAGCTAGTAAAAGAATCTCTAACCGAACAAGAGGAAGACGAGATTGACACAGATGTTGAAATGGATTTGCCTATGGGTGATGATATGGATACAGATAATATTGATGATTTAGAGGATGAAGAAGAATCTGATGAGTTTGGTGATGACGAATTTGACGACGAAGACGTTATTGACCTTACTGATATTGAAGATGATTCAGAAATCTTGCGAGTATTCAGTTTATTAGGACCTGAAGATAATGTTATCGTTAAGAAAGACGAAGCTGGTAACATTAACTTGAAAGATGGTAATGATGAATACATGATTGTTGGTGAAAACGAAGAAGAAGAAGACATAGAAATGTTTAATGCTTTGGAAGAAGCAGATGAAATTAACGAATTTTTCTGGGAAAAAGACGACGAAGATGAGGAAGATATGAAAATTTCTGAAGAATTTGGAGACGACGAAAACGAAGAATCTATTGACAATATCGTTTCTAAAGTATTTGACGAAAGTTACGGTCAAGAAGAAGAAGTTTTTTACGAGATTGAAATGGATGAAGAATCTGAAATGGATGAAATGGATGAATATCTTGAGGAATCTAAATCAACGATTAAACCTAAAGGTGTTGGTATGGGTAAACCAAAATTTTCTTACAATTCTAAACCAAATCAAGGAAAAGGCTTCAACACTAAAATGAAAGAAGCTCCTAAATCTGTAGGAACTGGAAAAGCA